GTATCCGTTTCAATATGTTCTCCTTTTGCAATATCACCATATACTTCATCAGTTGAAAAATGTAATAAAGTTGGTTTTTTGCCATTTTCTGCTCTATAATTTCTAATTAATTCAAGTAAATTATGAACTCCATTTACATTAGAATGTAAAAAATCTTCACTTTTAACTATAGAATTACCAACGTGGGTTTCGGCAGCAGTATTAATTATATAGTCACACTCATATAAAAAGTCTAAATCGTTTATATCGCTTCTTTCAAATGAAAAACGAGGGTGTTCTAGGAATTCATCATATGCATCTTCAAAGTAAGCATATGTCATTTTATCAACACCATAAACGTGCCAACCTTTTTCTAAACATGCTCTAGTTACATAACTGCCAATGAATCCAAATGCACCTGTTACATATACTGTTTTTATACTACTCATATCTGTTCCAAAAAAATTCTTCTATACAATCGCAAACATAATCAACATCTTCTATAGTCATTCCATGATGGGCACCTAAGAGAAACCCGTTCCTCATTACTTCATCTGCTACCTTAAATGGTCGTAAATATTCTCTGTATGCTGGATGTCTAGTAACATTTCCAGCAAAAGTAACTCTTGTTTGTATGTTTCGTTTTTCTAAAAATGTTAATAACTCTAACCTACGTTCTGTTTGTAGTGGAATGGCTAACCAATTAGGTTTTCTACTATCATCTGGTAGAATTATTTCATTGATAATAGATAAACGTTCTAAATAACGTTCTATATTTTTACGTCTTATGTCTTTATATGTTTGGAATTTTTCTAATTGGACTAAACCAAAGGCTGCTGATGCTTCAGTACACTTCATATTATAACCTAATACACCATATAAAAATTTATAGTCATAAGGTATCCCATCTACATCGTGTGCAAATCGTTCATCCATATTTTCACTATTATCCCCAATACGTCCCCAATCACGATACATTAAAGCACGTTTTTTATGCTTTTCGTCATTAAACATTACCATACCACCCATTCCACCTGCTGTAATAACGTGTGAGGCATAAAAACTAGTAGTTGATATATCTGTAGAAGGTGTGTTAGTGATTGTGTCTGCTGAATCTTCAATTATATAGATATCTTCTCTACCAAGGCGCTTTAATTCACTACGTAATCCTTCCCAATCAGGGACATTACCTATTAAATTAGGTATCATAATTGCTTTAGTGTATTTACTAATAGCGTGTATAATTGTAGATACACTAGGTACATAAGTTGTTGATTCACTGTCTATAAATTTAGGTTTATAACCTAATTGTAGTATAGGAGCTAATGTAGTAGAAAATGTGAGTGCAGGTGTAATTACCTCACTACCTTTTTCTAAATCCAATGACGCTAATGCTAATAAACAGGCTGATGAACCTGAATTGACAAATACGCCGTACTTTTTGCCAAATTCTTTAGCAATTTTTTCTTCAAATTCAGTAGTATAAGGCCCAAACCCAGCTAACCAACCATCTCGGAGTGCTTTTTCTACTGCTTTAATTTCTTCCTCACCATAAGATTCAAACTTATTGGGAGCATACCAAACTTTTTTTCTCATATGTTCTAAATGTATATAAAGGATTATGCTTAGACAAGGTATTTTTAATCCAATTTACATCGATTGAATATTTGTCTATATCATCTATTATTATAACATGATCATTACGTTCATGTTTCATTATTGCTTCTATTTCTAACTTATAAGGGCTACTATGTTCATGAGCATCAATCCAAAACATTGCTTTACCATTTACCCATTCCTGTATTAATTTTTCAATATTGTCTTCAGTTCTACCTAGAAATAATTTTATTTGATCCCAAGCATCTAATGGTTGGAATCGTTGCATGCAATAATCATAAAAGCGTTCTTGTATTTCTATAGATACAATTCTTTCAAAACCTAAATCATAAGCTGATTGTACAGCAGTACCTATATGTGTTCCTGTTTCAAAAAACACGGTGCAATCTGATTTGTATTTTTTAAATAAGTATTCCATTTTCGGTAAATACTTTAGTTATATAATCAACTATATTTTGTTCATAATCAACATATTTTAAAGCTGTTTGATAGTTTTCTTCTATAGCTTCTTGGTAATGTGTATATGTAGTTTCATCAAAACTGTTAAGAGTAAAAACCATATCATCTACATTACTACATTCAAATATCCCATAAGGATTAAAAAAATCACTTATATTAGAACAACCCCAATATACAGGGATAGTTTTTAATAAAAATAAATCTAATATTTTTTCTGTAAAATATCCTCTATGTTGGGTATTTTCAATTGCTATTCCAAATTGACTTTGAGCAAACACATCTACTTTGCCTATACGGGCATCCTCAATATTATTTCTATCACCATAAGTGTGATGGAATACTTTGTCTATTTTTATTTCATTTTGTCTAGCTAATAATTCGTGACGTAAACTATGTCCATATGTTTTTTGTAGTTTACCTGCTAAATGAGATACTTGGAATTTTTTATCATATGATTTATTCCAAATATGAGGTGTAAACCAAGTATGTCCAAAAGCTAAAAACGCAGCATTATCACAATTATTTAAAACCTTGTCATCCCAAGTTAAAATTAAAGAAAATAAGTGTTGGTTTTTAATTGCCCAATCGTGTAACCCAAAATACTCGTTAGGTTCCTGTAATACTAAAATGTTTAAATCAGTTAATTCATCAGCTGATTGGGGTATATCATCTACAAATAATGTAAAGTCAACATCCTTAAGATGTTCCATTTTGGATTCAAATACTTTAGCATCAAAATGTTTAATTTTTAATCTCATAAGATCCCCATCCAATACTCAATCATTTCATCAATCATTGTCTCGAATGTATAATTAGGTTTCCAACCTAATTTTCTTAATTTAGTAGAATCACCCTTTAAATCTTCTAATTCTTCAGGACGTAAAAATTTAGGATCTTGTGTAACGTATTGTTTCCAATCTAAATCTAATTTACCAAATGTATAAGCAACTAGGTCTTCTACAGAGTGGGATACACCCGTAGAACATACAAAATTATCTGGTTTATCTTGTTGTAACATTAACCACATGGCTTTAACATAGTCTTTAGCATGCCCCCAATCACGGGTAGCATTTAAATTACCTAATGCTAAACTATCTTTTAAACCTTTTTTAATCATTACAGCACCCTTAACTACTTTATTTGTTACAAAATTAGTACCTCGTCTTGGTGATTCATGATTAAATAAAATCCCATTTGATATAAACATGCCATAAGAGTTCTTATAGTTGTTACAAATATTATATGAATATACTTTAGCACATCCATAAGGTGATACTGGGGATAAGGGGGTGGTTTCTCGTTGGAATCCGTCTTCATCTATGTTATTACCAAACATTTCACTACTTGATGCTTGATACATTTTAACATCAGGTTTAGTTAGACGGATCGCCTCCAGTAAATTAAGCGTACCTACGCCAGTAGCTTGTGCTGTATAAATGGGTTGGTCAAATGAAATTCGAACGTGACTTTGCGCTGCTAAATTGTAAATTTCGTCAGGTTGACATTGTTGGATAACAGAAATTAATGATGCTAAATCAGTTAAATCGGCATATTGTAATTTACCTAATAATTGAGGATATATATCATCTAATCTAGATGTTTGGTTTTCAGCTACAGAATTACGTTTTACTGTACCCCATACTTCGTATCCTTTTTCTAATAAAAATTCGGCTAAATAAGAGCCATCTTGACCATTTATACCTGTTATAAGTGCAACTTTATTTTCTGGCATCTTCGTAATTTTCTTTAAACCAATTAACTGTTTCTTTTATTCCTTGTTCAAACGGGGTGTATTCAAAATCAGGTAATAATTCTTTAATTGTGGAATTATCAGAAGGTTTTCTTAATTGTCCATCAGGTTTGGTTTTATCAAATTTGACTTTACCTTTAAATTTGAATTCATCAACTAGTAAACCAACTAAATCTTTAATTGATATTTCTTCATCACCACTTACAATTAAAGGTTCTATACCTTCATAATTAAATAAAGCCCATTCTGCTATTTTAGCTATATCCTTTGAATATATGAATTCTCTTAATGGTTTCCCACTACCCCATACAGTAAAGTCTGTTTTATTTTTCTTAGCTAAATATAATTTATGAATTAACATAGGCATTACATGACCATGATCTAAATTAAAATTATCATTAGGACCATAAATGTTTGAAGGTATAATTGAAGTATAATTTAACCCATATTGTTCACGGTATGCTCTGATTTGAACATCGGCCATTCGTTTAGCATAAGCATATGGGTAATTTGATTCGTGTGGTTCTCCTAAATGTATTTGATCTACGGTAAGTGGATATTTTACATTATCTGGGAATACACAAGTAGATAAAAATGCTACTAGATTTTTAGTACCAGCTTGTCTAGCGGCCTCAATAACATTAGTATTAATCGTTATATTATCATAAAAGTACTCGCCTTTATAATTTGAATTACCCCCAATACCTCCTACTTTACCAGCACAATGAATTACTCCTTCAGGTCTAATTGCTTTAAATAAACTATTTGTTTGTCTGGGGTTAGTTAAATCACAGTATTCACGTGTTAATTTAATTGGAGATTCCATTGCCGAACCTACCATTCCCCCACCTCCTGTTATTAATACTTTTTTTTCCATAACTGTTTAATTTAATTTATAATGTTGAGTAAAACGCATTTTGTGCTCTTTGCCTATCTATATCTTTTATATGGTATAAAGCATACGAATCATCTTCAGATGGTAATTCAGCATATGTTTTCCATCCTACTATTTTTTCATGAACTTTATTTACCCATTTAATTTCAGGTTTATTTCTAAAGATTCGATGTTGGTTATCAGGCCAATTTATCCAACCATGTTGGTTTACTCTCCAATGCCATTGAATAACATCATTTTGTTCTAAACCCTTAACAATATTGACACGAGGCACAGCTATTAAATCAATTTCTTCATTAACTTCTAATACCTGGTGTAGGATTGTACAAAATGTTTCACTTAATGTCTCATCTGCGTCGATTTGAAATACCCATTCTTTAGTACAATAATTTTTACCATTATTTTTGAATGAAGCAAAATCTCCATTTAAATCAAAGTGACATTTTTTAATTTCAAATTTATCTTTATTTTTAATAATAAATTCATCCACTAAAGTAATTACTTCAATTGTTGCTTTGTTATCTAATTGAATAACTAATTCATCAGTATAACTCATAACTTGAGTTAATTGTGCTAAAAGACGTTTTAAATCTTCATATTCGTTATAGGCTGTTATAAAAAAGGATATCATATTATTTTTCAAAAAAGTTAATGTAATCTAGTGCTTCTATAAAATCCCCTTGTTTGTACTCTTTTAAAGTAGTCATATCAGTTTTATACTTATAGGTTTTATTGGTACCAGGGATTTTAAACTTTTTTTGTTCTTCTTTTGATACTTCTTTTACTTTAACTCCAGCCCACACCCAATCTTCATAGTTAGTACCTTTAGCAAATACCGTACCTTTATCTTCTATGTTAATTGTAATAGGATACCAAATACGACCTGAACCATCATCAACTTTAATATCTTTATATAGTTCTGGGAGTGTTTCTTCATATTGATCAAAATCAAATTCTCCAGCAATCATTAAATCATTAGAGGTAAAACCACAACCAAAACAAAAATAATTTTTAGCTGTTGCATTTAATTGTGTAGTGTAAGCTGCGTCACCTCCACATTTAGGGCAGATTTCTAAATTATCTTTATTCATTTTTTTTAGGTAATGAAATTTTCTTAATATTAGGTAGTTTTATTTCTACTTTTTTAGGAGCATGTTTATCCATAATTTCTTCTATTTTATCAACCATTTGATTAAACGAAAAATTAGTTTTACAATAATATCCTAAACGTTTTCCTCTTTCTGCGTATCCTTTATAACCATTAACATAATCCTTCATTAATAATGAAGTATAATTTATATCAGGTGAAAACCATTTGGATTCTTTTAATATTAGGCTATCCTGGACTACTTCAGGGTGGACTTGTTTTAATTCTCCGGGAACTAAGTTAGCAAATTCTTTATTTAAAAAATCTAAATGTCCACTCCAATTTGAAGCTATAATTGGTTTTTTACTTTGAGTAAATTCTAATAAAGGTCTACCAAATCCTTCTCCTTTAGTTAAATTAACCATTGCTTTAACTTTAGGGTGGTTATATAAATGATTTACATCTTCATCTTCAACTTCACCATGTAATAGATAGATATTAGGTAATTTACCATTTACAGTTTTTCTAATAGCATCTATTTTTTTAAGGATTTCATCTCGATCCATAATTGAAGCAGGACCTCTCATTGTTTTTAAAATTAAAGCAGGAGCACCTTTTTTATTTTTAAATGTTTCTAAAAATGTTTTTATTAATAATCCGGTATTTTTTCTATCTTCACCTATGGGACCTTGTAACCAATGACCTACAAATAAAAAACAAAACTGTTCATCTATAGTATTTAAAGTTTTTACTAATTCAGTTTGAGGTAAATCTTTAGGTTCAATATAAAAATATTTTTCTAAATCAACTCCTTCAAATAAAACATCAACAGGGGTTTCTAAACTTAAAGTACCTACAGTATTACCCGCTTGATCTTTTTTATCGTAATTAGTATTTTTAAAAACATTTATTGTATGTTCAGAGGATCCTAAAATTAAATCCATTCTATTACATCCCTCTAAAAATCTAGCATCACAAATATCAGTTTCAATACCGGCTGTAATACCAATATTAAATTTACCTATTTTTTGAAATTCATCAGGGACTGAGATCATTATCCAAACATCAGGTTGTCTTTGTAATTGTGGTGGGATTATAGCATCTAGAAGTTTTTTGTCTTCAGGATTGTTTTCATTTAAAAAACCATAAGGGGTATTACCCCATCTTTGAGATATAATTTTTACATCATATTTTTCAGATTTCATTATTGCCCGAACTACATCGCGACTTCTACTCCCATAACCACTATATGTGTCAATAGGACAACTTACTACTACAAAAGGTTTACTCATAACTAATATATTAACTTGTGACGTAATTCTTTAACTGGTAGATTATTATCAACTTTTATAAAGTTAAAATTTCTACGAGGTTTAAATTCATTTATAGACTGGTCAAGGTATTTTATCATATTTTCATTCATCTTTCTTGATGAAGCCATTGATTCATCTGATGTAACCCATTCACGTCCTGCTAGTCCATTTTCTTTAAGTTCTTTTTTAGACATATTAAAAGAAGTCATTAATCCATCAGCTAAATCCTCTATATCAACATGATCATCATAAATGTAGGGAGTTTTAGGTGAACCAACTATTGCTCTAGTTTTTGGAAAAACAGGTATAGCCCATTTACCATGTTTTTTATATGTACCTCTGTGGTTAGATGGAAAATCAGAATTAAATGTTATCCAATTACCGTTTTCATCTTCAAAACGCATTTGATCTTGCATACCACCTGTAACTGTAGCCATAATCATGGTACCAGCCATCATTGATTCTGTTAATGCTAACCCCCATCCTTCAGCATTAGAGGGTAATACAGTAGTATCAGCTATATTATACAAATAATTCATAGCTTGAACGGATAGTTTTCCATTAGAAAATCTTACACTTGGATCTTCTCCTAGAAATAAATCACGTACAGCATATAAATCGGTACCATTATCATCTATAGGTTGAGTGTGTAATACTAAAGCTACTGTATCTTTTTTATCTTCAGGTAATTTATTTTTAAATAAACTATAAGCTGCTAATAAACCAGAAACATTTTTTCTTCTAATATTTCTTGAATTAAAGAAAAATACATGGTCATATTCTTTATCACCAAAAACTTGTTTTTTAGCTTTTAGTAATTCTGGGTATTGTTCATGGTCTTTGGGAACCGGGAAAAATTGGTCTTCATTAATACCATGGGGTACGTATTCTATAATTTTATCTTTAGCTTTATCTCCTAATACTATTTCATTAATATTTTTAGTTTGTTTAGAAATAGCAAGCAATGTATCACATGATTCATAATAAGACTTATTATACATAGGAGCTGGGTAGTTATCCCAAATATTTAAGTATACCATAGGAATCTTGGTTCTTATTTCATTTTCTATTTGAAATAACCATTCCCAATATCTAGGATCCGTAAAGAAAAGTATAGCATCTGGTTTTTCTGTTTTAAGCATATGTCTGATTAGCATAGAATCTCCATATCCATTTTGAGGATATAGAAATACAGAAGCATCAGGAATCCCTGCTCTATTTCCGGAATCTTGACTTAAATCAATCTTTTTCCCTACTTCGGGGTGATTAATAGCAGCACCAATATTAATCCAATTATAACGGTGGGAAGTACCTAATACTATTTCTCTTGCCATTGTGGCAACCCCTGAGTGCATGCGAATATCATCACATAAGAACAATATGGTTTTACGTTGTTCTTTAGGTAAATAACCTTCTTTCATAAAACTTTATTTAATCTAAATTTAAATTTGTTTGATTGTGAATTTGTTTTCTAAATTCTTCATTTGTAAGATACAAATAAAGAGACCGATCTGCAAGTTTTTGTAGTGAGAATTTTGTTTTAACACATTCAATTTTAAAATCATCGAACAAGTGTCTGTGTACCTTTACACTTGTTAATTGTAACTTTTCTTTATTATTCATAACGTTATATTATTTGTATATAAATATATCGATATTCTTTTTTTATTAAAAACTAAAGAATTTTTCTTCAGGTGCTAACGCCGCTCCGCATAATTTTCTATCTTTTCCAAACTCACACCAGTCACAAGGTTTATCTATTTTTTTATCAAATTCTTTATCAATTGGATTGCCTTCTGGGGTGTAACATTCACGGATAAATTCTGTAAAGTCTTCTTTAGCTCTTTTTAATCTTAATTTATTATCTACAGGTTTAAAATTTTGAACACGGTAAGCTTGATGAGGTGACATTAACTTTTCATCATCAAAGTCTAATACTTTACGTTTTACAATATAAAATTCTACTTCTATTTTATTTAAGGGAACTTTAAACAACTCAGAATAATATTGTTTATACAAATATAATTGTTGATGTTTTATTTCATCACCTTTTTCCCATTTACTCCATCCCTTAGTAGACGTTTTAATATCAAATATAGTATATTTTTCACTTCGCTTATCATAGATAATTAAATCTACATAACCCATATACTTAATATTAGGTCTTTCTTTAATAGGTTGTAAAATTAAGGGTACTTCTATACCTTTTAACTCTTGTCTACGAGGTGAAAAATACATTCTACGTCCTCGTTTATGCTTTTTAAACCAATTTAAGATAGCAACACCATCAAAATAAAATTCTTGTAGTTCTTCTTGTGTAGCAAAATGACCATGTTTTTTCTTATACTTACTATATTCTTTAATCATTTTATCTTTAAAGAATTGTTCTAAGTTAATTTCATCAGCAGTTTTTGCTGTTGAATCAAACATAGTTTGTAAGTAATGTTGTAATGCCTCATGCATAGCAGTTCCAAAAACAAAATGCATATTTGGCTTAACGTCTCTATGACCCTTTACATACTGCAAATACCACTTATGAGGGCAAGACTTAAAAGTAGAGTATTGCGAGAATGATACAACCTTATCTTTAGCGTAGTTTATTTCCAACCTCTGATTTTAATCGTTCAATATACAATGTTGCATCCATCAATTCTTCTTGAAGATGGTTTAGCCACTCTTGTAAATTTAAGTCTTCACGTTCTAATGTTGTATTATATTTTTTAATACCAGTTTGAGAACGTTGTTCAAATTTGTTTTTTACTGATTGGACATGTTTGTCTTTAGGTTCAACTACTGTATAATTGGGGTAACTTTCAGGAGTTATTTTTACTTCTTTACTTTCTTTATATTTTTTTACTGAATCTCCCATTTATTTATTGTTGATATTGTTTATTTTTTAATCTTAATTCTAGACGCTTTATTTCTTCTTCTATACTTTGCTTTGTTTGTAGGTTTATATTAAACCATCCTGTTATAAGGTATTTTGCTTTATTTAAAGGAGGGTTACCTCTATGTAAATGGGTATAAGAAGCAGGAAATAAACATAATAAACCCTTTTTAGGGGATACTCTCATATGATGGTCAAGAAATTCAGTTTCTCCTCCTTCCTTTATATTATTTAAATACACAGTGTATACTACAGCTCTAGAAGGGGTTTTAGGTGAAAGTTCAGAGTGCCATATATGATACCCTCCTCCAGGGATTGTTTTTTGGATTTTTATACCTTCTAAATAAAGGGGTATATTTTTTATTCCAGGATATATTTTTGGGTATTCTTGATGTAAAAGATAATCAAGGCGATGATGAAAATTTTTAAACAGTTCATGATCAGATTTAGTTAAAAGATCCAGGTTATGGCTATAACTAAAAGCATCATCCTTTTTTAATAGAGGACTTATACCTTCTGATTCTTGTCTATTATAAGTTCTAGATTTATTAAAAATTTTAATAAATTGTTTACATTCTTTTTTGCTTAAAAAATTTTCATACGTACTAATAAATTTTTTATGTGTAGATTTAAGATTTTTAATTTCTTCAGCAAAAGGTGGGATCTTATCCATTTAATTGTTTCTCTTTAACAGTAAAAAAATATTTACTTAATGTATTTAATCTATCTTCAGCATCTACTAACATTACAAGGGCTTCTTCAGCATTTTTATAGAAATCTTCAGTAGAATGATCCCCAATTCCAACAGCATTATTACCTAATAACTCAAGAGATAATAGTGCTTTAGCTCGATCTGCTTGTGCAGAGGTTTCTAACATTTTGTATAATTCTTTTGTCATTTTAATAATTTTTTAATTTGTTTTTCATCTATACCTATCTGTAAAAGTAAACTTTTTAAATCACTTTCTTTAAAAAATTCCCAATTATCTTTAATTTCACGAGTACTAATTTCAAAATATTTGGATAATATAATAAGGAGTTCTTTATTAGGCACATAACTTTTAGATTTTATGTACCTAAAAAATTCTTTCTTTTTTGGTAAAGTAGAACAATAAAATTGATATATAAGACGTTTATCTATAGCATACTTTTGTATTGTATCTGCTAGATCAATATATTCCTCTTTCATCGATATAAAACGATGAACCATAAAAGGGTTGAATAGATCCTTTTCTTGTTGAGAGAAAAAGAACCATTCCCTTTTATTATAGGTTATTTCATCTAACCAACCAAATATATTATTTATATTCTTCTCGGATTTCACGTGGAATCGTTTCGTCTAAAATTTCTTTAGTTTCTGGATCATAAAATACTGGAATTGGGACTAGAGCATCATCTGATGTTCCTGTGACAAATTTAGATACTTTTCTAAGTATTACTCCTTGTTGCCAAATTTTACCTCCTGAAGGTGTGTCAATTGCTGTTGTTTTGGATAGATCCAAATTCATTTGTGGTTGTTCCATTAGAATGGTTTTAATAAATTAGCGATACAAGACATAAAGGTAATCTCTTTATCCGGGGCCATTACGGATTGATACTGTGATTCGGCAATGATAATTGTACCTAACACAGGATTATGAAATGTATCTATGTTTTCGAATAAGGCCCTATATAATTCGTTATAATCTCTAATATTTGAATCAGCAACTAATTGTCGTATTTGATTAAATGCTTTACCATCATTAGATTTAATTAGATCAATGATTTGATCTGTATATTGTTTTTGGTTAACAATCTCTTTATTTAATTGTAAAAATGTACCTGCAGGTTCTGATATAATACAAGATTGTAGTAAATTTAATGTTTTACGAATATCAGGATAGGTTTTATTTACAATAGCAACTATATCATCAGTTGAGCGATTACAAGCAACTTCATCTAAAATTTGTACACAACGTTTTGCTACTTCTGATTTAGATGGAGGTAATACTTCAAATACTGATGTTCTAGATTGTATAGGATCAATTACACGTTCAACATAATTACAAGTAAATATAAAGCGAGTTGTTTTAGAAAACGTTTCAATAACGTTGCGTAAAGCAGCTTGTGCGTTTATGGTTAAAAAATCAGCTTCATCCATGATAACCACCTTTAAAGCGCGGAATGTCGCGGCGGATGCGAACGATTTTACCTTTTCTCTAATTGTTTCTATACCATTTTCATCAGAACAATTGATATAGATGTGGTCACAATCTAGATTAGCTACAATTAGTTTAGCAGCAGTAGTTTTTCCAGTACCAGCTGGGCCGTATAGTAAAATATGTGGTATATCTTGCTGTTTAATCCATTGGTCTAAACTTGTTTTAAACACTTCGTTTCCAATATAATCCTTAGGATCAGTTGGGCGGAAACGTTCTGTAAATAAAGTATGTTCTTTTATCATATTAATTTTCTCTTCTACCTATAAAAGTTTGAGTTTTATTTTTAAGTTCTTCTTCAATAAAATTCGCTCCAAACTTACCGGTTTCTCCTAAAGGTAAAACTACTAAAATTACTTTCCCAGTATACCATTCATTGAATTTAATACTTGTATTTTTAAAAACTTTACTAGAAGCCAAATTTATTCCTATATGTTGTTCAATTCTATTACTTAAATAGGTAGTTTTACTTTTAGCTTTTGAACCAATATAAACCATTCTTTCACTAAATCCTGATTTGCGGCGTAAAGGCATCATAGCACCATGTTTAGATTTTATTTTTTTCTTGATTTGATCATATTTTAAAGCTAAAGATTGATTCAAAATTTTTCCTTCAGGGGTATACCACCAATATACAGCACTTACAGAATTAGGAACATCTTTTTTTAATTGATTTAAAAATGATCTTAAAGAACGTCTATCTAATTTAAATTCATCTATATCTAATTCATATTTAAGAACTTTGTTCTTTTTAAAATTTTCAATAGCTAAATTAATTTCACTTATAATTAATTCTTGCTTTTTTAAAAAATTGTTAACTAATTTTTCTGTAAACATAACCTATTTATTTGATTAGACCTAAATGTACGAAAAATAATTAAGGGAGCAAAAGCTCCCCTAAATTAAGTTTTAGGACTTTACTGCGTCCATGTTTGCCTTTTTATAGGGTGTAATTAGTTTTTTAATTTCACCTGCGGCTTTTCTAGCGCGTTGTTGGGAAGCTTTTGTTGTTCCACTGTTTTCGCTCTCTAAAATGGCAAATTGCTCTGCAATTTGTTCAAACAATTCTTGTTTTGCACTCATAATTAATTAAATTTACATCATTCCCATTCCCGCCATTGGGTCTGGGGTTTGGTTATTATTGTTTTCTCGTTTTTCGTATACAACTGATTCTGTGGTGAGAATAGTACCAGCAATTGAAGCAGCGTTTTCTAAAGCAATTCTTGTTACTTTTTTAGGGTCAATAATACCTTCTTTTTTATAATCAATTACTGATAGGTCTTTATAATTCAATCCAGTCCATAAACTATCGCCTGAATCGATTAGTTTAAATGAAGCAAATCTAATATCATTTATATCATGACCTGCATTAGTTAAGATTTTAACAAATGGTTCTGTAATTGCTTGTTTTACAATTCTGCGACCAATAGCAACATCATCATTACCTAAAGGATCAATTGCACCAGCAGCATATAATAGAGCGGTGCCGCCACCTACTACAATTCCTTCATCAAGGGCTGCTTTGGTTGCAAACAAAGCATCCTCTACTCGATCTTTTTTCTCCTTGATCTCGATTTCAGAATTGCCACCAACGTTTATAATTGCGACACCGCCTATTAATTTACCTAATCTTTCTTGTAATTTTTCTTTTTCAAATGCTGAAGTAGCATTATCTAATTGGGTTTTTATTTGAGATGCTCTTTCAGTAATAGCTTCTTCAGTTCCTTTCCCATCAATAATTGTAGTATTTTCTTTAGTAACTGTTACTTTACGAGCTGAACCTAACAAATCATTAAATTGTAAAGGTTGCATTTTATCAAGTTTATGTCCCTTATTTTTAGACATTACTTGTCCACCAGTAACTGTAGCTAAATCTTCTAAAGCCATAGTTCTTCTATCACCAAAATCTGGGGCCTTAACGGCTACAGCTTGGATAGTACCTCTCATTTTATTAACAATAAGTGTTGCTAATGCTTCATTATCAATATCTTCTGCTACAATTAAAATAGGTTTATTTTCACCACTTGCTTTATTTAATACATTTAATAATTCAGAAGCTTGGGTAATTCGGCCATCAAAAATTAAGATATAAGGATCATCTAATACAGCAGACATTGAATCATTATCTGTAACAAAATAAGGTGATTTAAATCCTCTATCGAATTGCATCCCTTCTACTACTTCAAGTGATGTTTCACCCGTTTTAGATTCCTCAATAGTTACAATACCCTCACGACCTACTTTATCTAAGGATGTAGCTATTAAATTACCGATTTCAATATCATTATTGCCTGAGATAGTAGCAACTTCTTTAATTTGAGAATCATCAGTAATTTCAGTAGCCATTTCTTTAAGCTTAGATACTACTATAGATACAGCTTCATCAATGCCTTTTTTAATACTTACAGGATTTGAACCATCATTAATTTGTTTGATTCCTTCTTCTAATATAGCTGTAGCTAAAACTGTAGACGTTGTAGTACCATCTCCTACTTCATTAGCCGACTTAATAGATACTTTTTTAGCTAATTCAGCACCAATAGATTCTATTTGGTCTTCTAATTCATTAAAAGATTTAGCTACTGTAACTCCATCTTTAGTTACTTTAATTTCACCGGTGCTTTCCTTAATTAAAACGGTTCTACCAGCTGGGCCTAAAGTTGATGCAACACTGTTATTTAATTTTTTAATTCCCTCTAAGAGATTATTTTTTAATTCTGTTCCGAAACTTGTTTCTGTCATTATTCAACAATTGATAGCACTGAACTTTGTGCTGTTATATAATATTCTTCTCCGTCGATTGTAATAGATTGGGCACCCATTTTTGGTATTAGTACTTTCATACCAACTTTTAATACTGAAGTTAGATATTCTCCCTTATTAAAATTATAAACAGGAGCAATTGCTATAATTTCCCCCATATCAGGTCTTTCTTTACCCATATCAGGAATAATAATATTACCTGCCATTTGTTCTTCTTCTTCTACTGGGCGAAGAACAATATTACCATTAACTGGTTTTAATTTACTCATTTTTTACTAAATTTAGCTTTATTGATTTTATTTCCTTGATTAGTTGTCAATTTAAATTGATCTCGTCTTTTGTACCTACGCATAGGTGATTGTCCACGTGCTTTACTCATTTTAAAATTGATTGTTGAAGTTTCTCATGTGTTTCTTTAAATTCTCTCGCATATTCTTCTAAACTAAAAACTTTTTCCTGAAGCATTTGGTGTTTTGCAACTTGTAATAAAGCTCTTGGTAGTGAAGTAGAAAAACTTACAGTTTTGTTTTTAATAGTATCAACTACATTAAAGCTATATTCATCAATAGCGATTTTGTAATCTCCCAGTACAGGATCTTCGATAAATGTTGATTTGCCCGATCCTTTTGGTCGACCTTTAAAGTTTGGATTTGCCATATTTTATAACTTGTTTATTTACGTGAATATACGAATAATATTTTAAATAACCTAGCTCTAGGGCAGAGACTTTTTAGCTAATTTTTAAAGTTTTTGGCTCTAAACCTTTAGCAAAAGGTATAATAATCTGTAACAGTCCGTTTTTAAATTCGGCTGTTGCTTTTGATAGATCAAATCTACTATCAATTTTCCAACCTAAATTAAAAGATCTTTTAGCGATACCTTTATGGATATATTCACCTAAATCTTCTTCTTTTGGTTTATCGTAATTTACTCTGATTATATTACCCTCTATAAGAATTTCAATATCGTCTTTAGAGATTCCAGTACAGGCTATATCTAGGCCTAAACCATTGTCTCTTTCGTAAATATCTACTGGGTGGGGTAATTTGGATTCTGCTAGAGGTCTGTATGCTCCAGCGTCTTGGAAAAAATTCCTAACTAAAATGTCGAACGGATTTCGTTCATAAAATAATGTACTCATATCATTAAAATTTGTGGTGGCTTTAGCTCACCGGTTAAACATAAAACATAACTGCTCGCCCTAGAGTCTCAGTTATTTTTCTATAAATATATATTATTGTTGTCTTACAACAAAATACTTTGCACTACTTTCTTCAGAGTTAAATTCTAATTTCATTAACCCTTTATTACTTACATAAATTGTACCCTCTGTGCCTTTATTAGCTGCTAATACTTCGCGTAATACATTAGCTGAGAATGGTAAGAGGTCACTTGGTGATTCGAATATGGCTAATTCTGTAAATTTAACTTTATGTGAATGTTGTGAACGTTCACCTAATACAATTTCAACTACATTTTCTCCTTGTTTAGTTGTTGTAGTATTTAAAGTAACATCCTTTACTTTTTCTAATGCATTATGTGCTTTAAGAAACCCCATAATAAATTCATCATTTACTTTAAATGAAAAATCATAATCAGTTTCTGCTACATTAGGTACCTCTGGGATTGAATTGATATCACTAAGGTGGTAGTTTAAGTCAAATTTATTGTCTTGTATTTTTAATTTGTCAACTAAACCTGTGGGGCCTTCACTTAATTCAATTTGTATTTCTTCATTTGTAATACCAATTAATCTTAGTAGGGCATCTGTACTATAAATAGCTAAAGGACCATCAGGTAAAGGCATATCAAATATAACCATTCCCACAGCATCTTTAGTTTCAGTAGCAAAATTAATTGTGGCTTTGCCCCCTACTAAATTCCATACTACTTCTTTAGTTAAACCCCCTAAATAATACTTTTCAATATTATTTACTATATGACTTTTCTTCAATTAAATTAGATTTAGTTAATATATTAATATGTCTTTTTATTTGAGATCTTTCATCATTTAATGTATAAACAGATCTGGCTAATTCCACAAACTCTTTATCAAAACGTTGTTCCTTTTCACATTCACGAATCCAATCTTCTACGTCCCAGAGTTTACTATTAACTTCTGATAGTTGGTCTACTTTATTATAAAAAAATTTGTCTCCAAATACCTGGTATAATGCCATAACATGATCATTAAGAATTTCCCATTCTTTTATGATATTATCTAACTTAGACGAATCTTTAATTTTGTTTAGTTTTAACTCTAGGATAGTCATTTTATCAACTATCTCTCCATTTGATACTTCTATTTTCATATTAGTGAATGTAATAACTTTTCTGTGTCTTTCCAACTTTCTACATGGTGGGTTTTACAACCTTTTCGTTTTTGGGATATAATTTGTTGTTGTATTGGAAAATCATTTCCCCCTGGTTGTAATCTATCTCCAAAGAATTCAAATTTACCTTTAATATCTTTTACAATTTGTCCTTTATCTTTATCTTTTTCATAGATATCAATACTAATTTCTCCCCCTACTACTGCATCTAACCACGGATATCGTTCTCGTATTTCCCAAGCAAATTCTTTACGTTCTTGGTGCTCTTTATCCCACGCACTATAATGTTCTCTTTGCTTTTGAGTGCAATTTCTACCAATAATAGAAAAATTAACAGCACCCTCACGTTTTTCAATATGATTTCCATATCGATAGGGATATTCAGACCTTTCTAAAAACATTTCTAATAAACCTTCACATTGTATAGGTAATTCAAATTCATATTGATATTCTAGTTTATCATTGATAAAAAGTTGGTTACCCGAATTTTGATAACAACGTTCTGCTGAGCCCCATATATCAAATCCAACTTGTTCAATTGTTTTATCTCTATCACTACCAGAAATTAACCATACACGGTTTTTTTTGATAAATGCTTGAAAAAATGTTTTAAAAGTAGGATTAATTAATCCACGAGATGGAGTTAAGGTTCCATCAACATCAAAAATGTAAATCATAACGATTTTGCAATTAATTTTTTAAATTTAGTTGTAGACCATCCATGATTTCTAGTTATCCATATAATAGGGATATTTAAATCATCTCCTGTAAATGATTTATCTTTATAGTCTACACCTTGGAAACGGATATCATAATTTGAATTTGATAATAATTTATATAAATCCTTTTCTGTTTTATAAGTTTTAACAATATCTACAGCCTTAAGTGCTAATAACATATTGGTCCTTTCTAAAATAGATAATATAGGTTTTAGTTTATGGGGACGTTCAATAGAAGGATCATCATGCAATAAAACTGTTAGGTTATCACATTTAATACTTGCTTGACTAAACATATCTATGTAACCTGGGTGTAGGACATCAAATGATCCTGCTATAACTCCTTTAATCATATAAAAAATTGGTTAATATATGGGTTTGTAACTAATCTCCATCCCAGATCTGAATAAAATCCCTCTAATTTATTTAATAATATAGTATCAAATACTTTTTCTTTATCAGCAAATTTATCTAAAAATTCTTCAATTTTAGGAGGAATATTATAGTCAAGATAAGCTAAAGCATCAATGTTATATGGATTCTTTTTTAAATAAATCCATTTTACTTTACTACCTTGAACTATTGTTTCATATTGGTTGTCTAACTTCCAATATTTAAGTAAATCATTATACTTAATGGTAGCTCGTACAGCAGCGGGGGCACCTTTACGTATAACTGTAAAAGCTTCACCCCCTACAGGCTTACGTTCAATATATTTGTTTAATGTTTTAACTCCTGTAGGATTACCTAATTCCCCAATAGGCATATCATTTAGTATTTTCTTTTTAAAATCAAGTATACGAGCATCAATTTCACTTTGTTGTGTACCTTTTAAAACATCTTCAACTACTTGTTTAAAGAAATTACCAAATACTTTGGGAAAATTTGATTTTTTATATTCTAACCCTTTTACATCTAAAGATTCTTTAGTTATACCCTCTTGTTTAGTAATCCATTGAGCATAACGTCTAGGGGCTCTGAAGTAGGCAGAACGAATAACACATTCAGTTTTCATTTCTAACCTATGGTCAGTAACATTAAAACAATCTTTAGCAAGGTTATTATAATGATCAGAAATAAAATCTTGGTAATATAAAGCAACCTTCTCTAAAATTTCATCTTTTTCCTCATTTGTTTTTTGTTCAAAATCAGGATATAAATGTAATAATAGAGGTTCAGCATTAAAATAATTCGAATCTGTATCTACATAAGCACACAGATTCGTATCATCTTCATCGCATATAAACCAAGGTGTTTCTTCTAAATGCTTCATTAAAACCTACTATCTTCTCCAGGTATTTGAACTATTCCCGCATCAACATATCCATCTGATCTTTCGGCTACATTAGCTCTAATTTTTACTTCAAATTGAATTCCATCAAATTTAAATTTACCTCCTTGTTGGAGCATTTTTCTAAAAAATACTTCACGTTTTTCACTCCAAGATTCACTCATTTCTATGAGTTCTTCTTTTGTAGCAAGTTTGTCGTTCATTAATACATGAACTCCTTTTCTTAATGATTGTTTTGTTAATGCCATATTATTCTCTGTTATAATCGTCTTCTATTCTTATTATGTCGTCTTCACCAAAATAAGTTCCAGTTTGTACTTCTATAAATTGTACTATTTCGTCTGTTAAATTCCAAGCTCTATGTTTAGCACCTTGAGGTATTCTAATAGTTTCACCTGGTCCTCTAAATACTCTTTCATCGTCTAAAATAATACATAAATTACCTTTTATTACAGTCCATACTTCAGATCTTTTTAAATGGTATTGGTATGATAATCTTTGGTCAGGTGCTACTGTAATGCGTTTTACCTTACATTCAGGTGAATCAAGTAGCACTTCATATGTGCCCCAAGGGCGGTTTGATATCTCCATTATATTTCTAACTTTATTTCATTTCTTAAAATTTTATTCATATGACGATTAGCAACTAATGCTGATTCCTGTATAATACGCCACCCTGATAATGTAATGGCTTCACTTAATATAGACAAAGGCATTCCATATCTAAACGAATTTAGTGCTGTAGCTCCATATAGGGAATTAAGTAAAATTTTCATTGTGTATTGCATTAAGTGGTAGTATTCACCCATTTCAGTATCTCCTGCTTTATATGATTTTTTCATTTCATCTTTATACATTTTTCTTTCATCAAACCATTTACTCAAAATAGTTGATAATACAGATTCTTTATCTGTTCTAAAAAAGGTACCATTTGCCGCTACAGCCCATTTATTTTGCTCTATTATATTAATAAGTTTTCCAACAGGAACTGTAGCTCTAGGATTATTTTTTTTATTAGGATCCATTACTATAACGGATTCATGGGGTTCCATTTCTTTTAAATCATTTAAACCTAGGTAATTATTCCGATCTGGTTTTTCTCCATAAGGTCCATATTCAACTAATTTATCTGGTAATGATTCAGGTACAATTTTACCGACAATTGTTTCTCGTCCTATATTTAAAGACATTATAATTGAAGGATATAGTGAAGTTAAATCTTCATCAAACATATATTTGTATAGACCCGCTTTAGGACAAAATAAATACCCCCCAGCATAATTTAATTTTTTTTCTCCATGAGGGCGACTTGGAGGAATGATTCCTTGAGAAAGTAAGTATGCCGAAATAGCTCCATCGTGTATTTTAGAAGAAGCATATACTTCACTATATTTTACTTTACCTTTATGTGCTAAGTTTCTTGTTAATGCTAGATATTGCAACTTTTTATCTAATTCAACTAATATTTCAACATCCACAAAGTTATATTGTATAAACTTTTGAATATCAGTCTCAAATAAATCATCTAGTGTACCTTCATATTCAATTTTATTGATACCTACGTATTTTTCGCCGATTGCATCGAGTTTCCAACTTGGTTCATCTTCCCACCCATACTTTTTATGTAAGCGCATGTAATCCATTGATTCAACACCAGCGATATCAACGTACATATCTTTTTTATACCAATATTGATTATTTTTAGCATGTTTTGTTATACCAATAGGAGATAAACGCTTAGCTTGTCTATCACCTAATACTATACACATTCTATAATAAAGATAAGGAATATCAAAATAATCACTATTATATCCTACGAGCATATCAGGTTGGATTTCTTCCATTCGGGAAAGAAAACAATCTAACAAATCTGCCTCATGTCTAAAGGGTATAATTTCTTTATTTTTTGCTTTAGTACGTTTTAATTGACCTTTTTTATCTAAAATAACAATAGCCCACTGGTCAGCTTGTTTATCATACCATGCAATTGAAGTTATGGGTTTTGGTGCATTAGAAATATATTCTTCTGTAAGTGCACCACCCATTTCACACTCAATATCAAAAAATACTTCTCTACAAGTAGTAGAAGGTCTATCATCAATACCGTACCTTTCAATTAAAAATTTTTGGTGTGCTGATATATCTCCAAAATGGAGTTTATTTGTATCTCTATTCCAGTTATGGGTACGTACTAAGGGTTCACCGTTTAAACCTCTAAATTCAGCTTCATCTTCACGGCATTCTCTATAGGAATGATTTTCCCATTCGATTTTTTCATAACCTTCATCTGTCCACAGATGAATTAAATGGGTATTCTCTTTACCGGTTTGTCTTTTATTACCTACTTCGTAAATCTTTTTATACATAACTTATTTTTAAAACCCTTAATATGTAATTACATTATCATTATCTTTTTGGGGATAATCAGGGTCTTTATTTTTATCTAAATAAGGATCTGTTTTTCCCTTTGGTTTTGACCTTGGTTTACGTTGTTCAATATAATCACTTTCTTCAGCAAAACCAAGTTTTACTTCATTCCAATTAGCAATATTAGGAGCATAAAACTTTCCATGATGTTTTAAATAATCATCTATATGTTTAATAGAATCAACTAACTTAATAGCAGCACGATCTAATTCGTTAATTTCCTCGTGTGCTAAGTCTATTTCACTTTCTAGTTGTTCTATTTTTTTTGATTGTTCCTCGATAATATTATCTTGCATCATCCGAGCTTCAATTTCATCTAATTTAGATAAAAAATTTTCTTTATTATCAATTATTATGGGGTCTTTAACTTCAAGTTCTTTAGGATTAATAACTTCGGTTCCTTTTAGAAAAGTATCGTGTTCAGTTAAGTCTTCTTTTATGTCTTCATCCCAACCTTCAAATTCTTCATCTTCAAATACATCAGGTATAGGTGTTTCTTCTTCTCGTTTAGGAAAGGCATTAGCAAAAGCAAAGTTAGCAGCTACTACAAGTGAAATGGCTAAAGGATCAAATACAAAAATAATTACTAGTAACAAATAGTTAATAATTTTATCCATACCAATACCAGTTAAACCTGATAGATATTGTAATGGACCTAATTCACCAGCTACTTCAGCGTTATTTTCTAAATCTAAAATAGCTAACTGGTATTTTTGTAATGAATCTGCTACTTGTTCTCTTTTTGCTTGAACAGCTTTTCTATTTTGTTCTTCAACATCAATACGCTTTTGGGATAAGCGAAGTTCGGTAGTACTAATTGTTTGTCTAAAGCCTGTAGATGATGTCGTGTCTCGTACTTGAATCGAGGACGCTTTCGCATTAGATAAAGTAGAAATGTTATTAGATATTCTTTCAAGCTCCTCATCATATCTCGCCACATCTTTCTCATAAAATACTTTCTTTTGATCTAAAAATGCTACTTGGTTTTCCTTAATAGTTAATTGTCTGTAAGTATCTTGATATGCTGCACTTAAAAAACCATAAATACCCATACTAGTAATTAATACTAAAATTACTGTAGCTATAGATAAATAAACTCTGAGTATTTTATTAATTGTGCCCCAATATTGATATAATAAAGAAGCAATTACTAATTTAGCTACTTCAAGTGAACCAGCCATAATAATTACTTCAAATGATGCTCCTGCAAATAGTTTGCTCAGGCCGCTTACACTATAAAAAGCGGCCGAAGCGCTAACTGACAGGGCAGAGAATGCTATAATAGTAGGGAATGTTCCCTTGCGTATGTTTTTTAGGAAGTTCTTCACAATAATAAATATTGTTAAATTCCTATATGTTGTTGTGGTTTTGTTCTTTGAATATCTTCAGCATTAAAAAACTGATGTAAGTCTGGTCTAAAATAATTAATAGATTTCATTACTTTTCTATCTCTGGATCTATAGACAATATACCTTCCTTCCGCAACCTTTTCAAAATGACAGGCCTCACCTTGTTCCTCAGTTCTTTTGCTGACGGTCTGTATGGCTTCTTCTTCAGTTGAGCAAGCTTTCGATAAATTACTAGCTTGTACCTCTTGATATGCCGGCCATATCTTGCTCTTAAGGCCATGTAACATAGTACCGTTCCCAAGGGAAACATAAGCAATGTCGCACAAAGCGTCCAGAACTTCCACAATGTCGCCCCTTTCGCAAGCTTCTCTATATTCTTGGAGTTCTTCAAGGATGAAGTCGTAGACAAACTTCCATTCTTTTTCTTCTGGGATTGTTGGTTCATAATTATTTGGTTTACCAAATGTTGCATTAAAAGTTTCTACCTCGTTAACAAAAGGAACATCTGCACTTAATCCAGTGCTGGGGTCCATTCCTGGTTCGAGATTTTCAAATAGTGATAACTGTTTACTCATAACTTTTTAATTATATGTTTTTTAATATAGTAAGGGACATCTTTATATAAAGGATGTTCTTTATAAATGGTTAAATTAGTTCCTTTATTTAAAACTGTGGGACCAATTCCTTCTAAAGTACAATGGATTTCTTCAAGAACCACATATTCTCCATCTAATTCATCTGGGAGTTCAGCGTCTATTTGAGGTTTTGGTGGTTCTTCGGTTGATGTATAAGGTAAAAATTCATTAAAAATTTCTCTTCGTCTTCCACAACCACAATCTTCTTTTCCTGCCATTTTTGCTACTTTATCTGCTACCTTATCTAAACCAGTAGCGTGGGTTATTTTTGCAATTGTATCTCCTAACCCTTTAGATTTTTGTTTTGGATCAAAGTTCTCCATAAGTGTTGTCTCTATTTCCTATTTTTTCTTTCTCTTCCCAGGGAAAATAAAGCCATTCATCCCCAACGAGCTCACCATAAATATCAGGTTTAGCAATTTCGTTTTCTTTATAATATAAACAAGCTACTTTAACTTTAGGAAAATTTTCTCTTACTTTTTTTACAGTTTTACCCGAATCGCAAATATCATCAATTATTAAAATATGAGATAAATCTGCCATTTTAGAAATTTGAGCAGAATTTATCTGTTGATATTCAATTCCTGTTTTATGAGATATCCAAGTGGCAGGAATTAGCCCACCACGAGGTATTCCGTAAATATAAAAAGGTTTTTTTTCTAAATTATTAATTTTCTCAGCTAGTTTTTCAACAACATTTTTAATGTCATCCCAACTAAGATATATTTTGCCTTGTGCTTTTAACATTATACGGGATGATTTCCATTATTAACTTTAATTGAATCAAAAAATTCCTGACGTGCTACATTATCTTTATCAAAGAAAACACCACTGCATTTAGTAGTAACCATAGAAGCACCTTGATGTCCTACACCTCTACAACTAACACAATTATGAGTAGCAACTATAGTAACAACTACACCTTTATTGTTCTCACAAATTTTATCTACAGCGTTGTGAATTGCTGAGGTTAGTTGTTCTTGGATTGCTCCTCTTCTACCAAATAATTCAACAATACGATTGAGTTTAGATAGACCAATTACACGGCCTTCATCTCCAACTACGTATCCAATATGTACTACTCCTCTAATGGTTTGGTGGTGATGCGAGCACATCGAAGTAAGGGGTATGTTTCTCTCAATTACTATACCATCGTATCCATCAGAGGGGAAAGATGTAATTGCTGACATTTCAGAATACCTACCTTTCCAAAGATCATTTACATAAGCTTTAGCTACACGACGAGGTGTATCTTCTGAATTTGGGTCATTTCTCCAATCACATTTAAGTGCATCTAAAAATTGACCATAGGCTTCAGCAGCCTCTTCTATCATAGATTCTTTTTCCTTATCTGAAAAAGGAAAACCAGGGGCGATCCCATTAGCAAAACCTACGGGTACTACTTCTAAATTATTGTGTTGTTTTTTTCTACTGTCCATTCGTATTTTTCTTTTTTATCTTTTGAAATTGCTGAAATACCCCCTAATGTAATAAATCCTAATGTAAGATCCAAATGATCTAAATAATTTATTATATGAGAAGGTTCTATTGATTTTTTCATCCACATATCGTGGATTACTTTTAATTTGTGTCCTACTGTCATAACTTTTCTAAAAAATTTCTTAATTCTACTATTAAATCTAAAACTTCTTCAGGTTCCATAGTAATAGCACAACAAGTGTTTACATTGTTTTCTATTTCTTCTAAAATTTGTAAAGCTTTTTCTTTAGACACAGCGTTCAGTACCAAATGCCATAATATGTGATCTACCAGTATATCTCCATCCTCTATCTCTTACGAAATTCATTACGGGTCCATAACTTTCAAATAGAGATTCTCTATCATCACCAGCGGGCATTGCCCAAACTTTTTCATCTGGGATTTCTAGATCTTTAAGAAATTCTTCAACTTCTCCAACCATAGAAAGTTCTTTATCAAGGACAGGCTTAATATGGTAGTCATCATGATAATCAATACTTTTTTTAATTGCATCTTTATTTACTCTAAATTTATTGTGTCTGTCAACCATTCGTTGGTCTGTAATTGCTCCTTGAGGAGTTTCCACTCCAAGTACAGGAATAGAATTGGAAAACTTAGGACTAATACTAAGAAGATTAATGGGATAGTCAGTAGGAAGGAAATGTGATCCTTCAGTTTCAATAGTGATGAATATATTATTTTCATGGGCAAAATGTGTTAACTCGTTTACTAATGCGGGATGCATTGTGGGTGATCCACCTGTTAACATCATTTCTTTGATATGAGGATGTTCTTTGTACATATCAATAATGTTTTGAAAACTATATTTACCTTTTTCTGGATGGATACTTGTATACCAAGAATCGCACCATCCACCTTCGCCAAAATAGCAACGGTGGGTGCAACCGGATGTTCTAACAACAATAGTAGGATAACCCTGACGGCTACCTTCTGATTGTACTGCTGTATAAAGCTCTAGGATTGGAAGGACTTTATCGTAGTCCTCAATACGTTTGAGTTGTGTCATATGTTAATTTTTTAAAGTGGTTTTACAGTCACTTGAACCAATTTGGTCCCAATATAATATAACTATTTTAAATATCCAAACTATCTAATCGATTTTTTAAATTAGATATTTCAATTTGTTGTTCTTGAACTATTTTAACTAATAATGAAGTTAATTTAGAATATTTAATACCTTCTACTTCTCCTTCTTCATTTTTCTTAACTAATTCTGGTAAATGATCGTTTACTTCTTCAGCGATTAAACCATAATCTTTTTCACCAGATTCTTTCCAGTCAAATGTTACAGGACGTAATTTAAGAATACTATCTCCGGATTCCAAGGTTTGAATATTTTCTTTATATCTTTGAGCTGAGGTTTCTGTGATAGAAGCAAAGCTAACTGCATCTGAAGTTCTAACATTTTGGTTCATTAGATAAACTTCTGTAATACCTTGTCCAGTATTAATATTACCTCCTATAGTAAGAGTAGTTCCATCAAATGTTAAATTTTGTTCGGCATTACCTGAAGTAGATGTTATTGATGTAATTACTCTATTATTAGATGAGTTAGTTACTGTAAATGTATCTATACCTGTTAGATTTGTTCCATCTCCTTCAAAGGATCCACTAAATGAACCTGATCCATCATCTACTAACATACTTCCTGTAAAGGATCCGGTATAAGATCCTGTTGGTGAAGCAACACCTGTTAGATTTGTTCCATCTCCTTCAAAGGATCCACTAAATGATCCACTAAACACACCATCTCCTGATTCAGCAAATGAAGAGGATATAGAACTATTAGCATGGGAAGCAGAAGTAGAATTATCTGCTATTGATGCTGTTCCAAATAAAGATCCTGTAAATGTTCCTAAAGAAGAACCAGTAAAAGATCCGGATAGAAAAGAATAGAAGCTGCTAGAAAATGAACCTGTAAAAGGACCATCACCACTTTGGGCAAATGAAGTTGTAACTTCAACTGTTACAGAAGTAGATAATGCTAAAGAAGCAGTTTCAGCAAAAGAAGCACTTTCTATACTACCTAATACTACAGAAGCTGTTTCAGCAAATGAGGCAGTACCCTCTAAATATCCTAATACTCTAGTAACTGTTAAAGTTTCAGTATTAGGTAAATATCTAAAAGCTACATCGGTTCTTACTTCATTAGTTCCACTAAGATTTTCTGCAAATAATACGTTTTGTTGAGCAGCAGTTGATTCTTCATTAATCGTATTAAGTTTAGAAGAAGTTAAAGCATGAGAAGCCGTTGTAGCATTATCAGCTTGAGAAGCACTTATAGATCTTGCGGCATTTGAGGCAGAATCAACTAAACCAAAATAGGAACCACTAAAAGAACCACTAAGATTATCACTAAAAAGTGAACCGGATATTGTAACACTCCCAGTAAATTCATGTGTATCTGAGGTGTCATCTCCAAATTTTGTTGAACCTGAACTATATATAATAGATGAGGATTCATAAGAAGAAACTATATAATCAATAGAGGCGGTACCATTTATATAAAGATTACCAGATATAAATTGACTTCCTGTAAGGTTATAAGAACCATTTAAGGAATGGGTTCCAAAACCATCTTGTATTAAATTATCCTCTAATTGTATTAACTGATCATAAGTTGATCTAATCGTTCTTCCTGTTAATGTAGACATTTATAGCTAGGTTTGTGGCAATAAATATGTAAAAAGGGTCGTTATTAACGACCCAATTTACTTAGCTAAATAAGAGTAATTAGTAAAATTAACTTTTTTATGCTGCGTGCTCTGCTAATAGTTTTTCAACATGTGCTTTCGCAACGTTATAATCGACTGGTCCAGTTTCATCCTCATATTGTACAGGGTCGTCCACACCAAGGTTGATAAATGCTTCAATGCGCTCAACAGATGAGGCAGACTTGTAATCGCTATTGCCGCTAGGATAGGGCTTATATGAAGTATTAGTACGTTTGTAAACCTCATTAAACTCAATTCCGAGCTCTTTAACCAATTCTTGTCCATCTTTTAAAATTCCTAGTTTATCAGTTTCTAAGTAAGGTGTAAAATAACCTACTCTATCAGCATCCCAGTTACCAATTCTAAAGGCAGCATCGTCTGCATCTCTAAATTCTTGTCTGCAATCAGGATAAATTGCATGATCACCTGCGTGTATTCCTAAAGCAATATCAGTTTGTTCTTGTTTCTCGTTTGCAATTGATAATGCAACTGCTTGAGTTAAAGAAGCAAATATTTTGTTTCGGTTAGGAACAACAGTTTCTTTCATGTTGTCTTGCTCGTAATGCCCTTCAGGCACATCTTTTCCACCTGTTACTAAAGCTGAGTTTAGTAGGTCTACAAGTCCATCAAGTTTAATAACTCGATATGTTACATTAAGCCCATTGTTTAGTAGATAACCTACTAATTGTTGGGCACGTTCTAGTTCTACTTTATGTTTTTGACCATAATCAAAAGATAAAGCAGTTACTGAATCATACTCAGATAAGCATCTAAG